TAGCCACGATTAGCCCCTCGCGCTTGCCTTCGTTAAAGCCCTTAGCCCATCCTACTAAATACCATAAAGCATTAGCTACTAAAAGCAGCACAATCATTGGCATCTCAAAACTCATCTTATTTCCTATCTGCATCCAGTGCCCTCGACTGGCTTACAGAGTTAGTGTGACATAAATGTCAGACGAATCCAGTATATTTAGGTAACGGATTGATAACGATTTAGGCGTATAACTTGCCGTAAAGTGTAAAAGATCCATCCTTGTTGATGGGAACTAGCATAGGGCTCACATGGTTTCCATGGGTTTCTATGATTGCCACAGACATCTGCCAATTAGCACTGCCAGCCTTGAGATAAGAGGCTTTCTTCTTATCCATAACATTTCCTGCCTCTACGCCCCACAAAGTCCTGTATTGGCTTCCTATGCCCTCTGTGAAGGCACTGATGCCAGCCCTGTGAGTGTGTCCACAGACTACAGACTTGCCGAACTTCTTAGCCAGACCAAGAGCTGTGAGTCCAGCATTGGAGTTCATCGATCCTTCATCGCCATGGACTAAGACCCAGCCTCTGTGGAACTCGTAGGGCTTTTTGTGAAAGCGTATCCCCAACTCATTGAAGCCCATAAAGTTGGAGTAGTCGAGTTCTGGAAGTCCGATGAGGCTAGGAGCTCCTCTAACGAGAGTGTGGTATAAACGATCGGTGTGGTTGGATCTAGTGATGTCGGTAGTGCCGAGATCCCAGAGGATGTTCTGAGCCAGAGTTCGATCGGCATCTAGTTGCCCCTCATATTCTAGGTGAGTGCCCTTCGCCCATTTTGACTGACTCTGCATATCAAGCTCATCGCCTGTGTTGAGTACGAGGTCAAACTTCTCTCGCTTAACTAACTTAATAAGATTTCTAACAGCCTGCTCATGGTGATAGGGGATCTGTAGATCCGAGATCACTAAGTACCGCTTTTTAGTAGTCATCATCCTCATCTTCATAATTGCCGAACTTCTCTGGATCGACAGGATCAGGCAAGATCCAATGCGGATAGGCTTGAGGCTCTGTGATCAAGAACATTGCAATGTCCTCTTTAAAACCTGCCTTCTTAAGGCTCTGAAAATACTCGAATAACCCAATGCAGTAAGCATCGAGCTTTGAATAACCCTGATCCTCTAACGCCTTAGTTGCTTTTCTTGCCATAGGATAATTGTCACTTCTCTAGGATGCGAATGATTGTATCGACACGCGCTTCCAAGCGAGTTACTTGGTCACGCAAAGATGATCCACTATTCGGCTTTAGTTCGCTTAGGTAGTGCTTTACTAACCATTTGACTGAGCCAATAAATGAACCAATAACGGTCGTAGCAGCAACAGCAACTGCCGCTGTGTCCTGCACAGTCATTACTTTTTAGGTGTGGCATAACCGAATACACCCGCGAGTAGAGCCCAGAGCACTGAGCGATAGTCAGCTGCGAAATTGCTCGCAGCCCAAGCTGATAGGAAAGCTCCAGCTGTCAATAGGTAAGGGTTTTTCATGTTCATTCTGTGCCTCCTAGCATAGGTATTTGAAAAAATCTAGAGTCCTCGTCAGCCGTTTTCTTAAACGAGATATGCATGTGGTGATTATGTTTGTTTGCCCCTGTATATTTTCTTGCTTTCCAGTTAAGGATCGAGGAGTAGATGAACCCATCGAATATGATGTAAGAAACACGCTTCTCGGTCTTAGACTTACAAGCGATACGAAGCTGATCGACCAAATAGGGCATGACATCGGGCTTGCCGCCTCGATGTAAATCTCTGTCACAGTCATAGGCGCGTACCCAGCCCTCAGCATCAGGGTTATGATCTGACTTACGCGCCATATGTTTTGCATCAGAGTAAAGCCCTGAGTCGCTACGCCGATCTCGATCAGGGTAGGAGTCATCTACTTGATTACGAAACTGGATCGCCGCTTTACTTAACCGAGGCTTCATCTAGTGCTACTTGATTCTTTAAATAGGCTTCGTATTCCTCGTCTGTCATCTCACGCTGGATCCCAATTTGAGTAACGACATTAAACTCATAGACTTCGGGCTTCATTAGTTACCTCCATAAAGACCAATAAGACCAGATGAAAATACGCCTGTGCTCAGCTGGATAGTGATTGAAGTAATTGCGCCTGTATCAATTGCGCCTGAGATTTCATAGTTTGAGCCTGTGTTAATTGCACTAAACTTAAAATCTTTAGCGATTGTCTTATCAGCATTATCGATGATGAGTACACCTGCTCCAGTTGCCGCAGCCGTAATGGTGCCGTTAGCTGAAATAGTGCCAGATGACGCTGTGGTTGTAGCCTGAGCAGCTGTACCAGTTGCCGCGCCGATTGCACCCCATGAATAAGATGTCGATCCATTAACGGTAAAAGATAAAGTCGCAGTGCTTCCCGCTACTACTCTGTAGATTACCTTATAAACTTTGTAGCCTGAAAGGCTTGAATAAGTATATGTGCCCACGGATCCAGCTGGGACGGTATTGGCTACGAGTGTCCAAGATGTAGCGCCTCCAGCTGTTGAAGCGGGGACTGGAATAGTTGATGAACCCATTACGCGATCTCCACTCCGCTAATATGGAATGAAACAGTAGTCGCAGATGCTCCGCCTGTAATTGTATTAGTAGTTGCTAGCACTTGCTTGATATCAAGATAGATAGTCGAGTTCGCTGGGATTGTCGTAGTTGTGTGCAGAGCAGTATTGGCTCCAGCCGTTCCCATACCTAGCGTGAAAGTGGCAGATGAAGCGGCTGTATTAACAATGATTATATTGGTAACAGCCGTAGTGGTTAGAGCTGGGACTGTGTATAAAACCGTGGTAGTGGTAGTAGTTGCAGCCCCGCGAAATAAGGCTTTAGGTGTATTCGCCATTATAGAGCTCCCATTAGTGTAAGCATGTAGTTATCCTCTGTTGTAGTATCGATTGCATTGCCTAAAGTACGAATGGCATTAGCTCCATTTTTAACTAAATCCGTGTCAGCTGGAGTTGCCCAGCCATAGTTTGTTGTATTCGGCATTATTTATCCTTTACTCGTACTGTAACCACTGAATAGTTGCTCCTACCGCATCCCATTGTTGGGTTGGCGATACATCTTGCCATTGTATCGGACGATAAGAATAAGTTTTTTCTGTCGTTCTAAGGGTTATTTTAGCCGATAACTGGCTAAAAGACAGGTTCCAGCCCTCTACAAAACCATAGTAAGTTGCAGCTGAAAGAGTCAAAGGCAAACCCGCGATCGAGATGGGTAGTCCAAAATACATGTTGAGCATTTTGTCCAGAGTAGTAGAGTCCATGGCTGGATCATCTATGCGGATTTCCACTGTTGGCAGAGATGTTTTCGGGTAGGCTCGTTCTCCGATATATAAATTAGCAAGAATGGTCGCATCCGATTCGTTCGAGATGTCGGTATTTAGGGTGCCTGCGATAGTGCCATAAGTAGCAGTCGATCCAGACGAAGTCACCGATACATAGGAGCCATTGTTATACCCCACTCGAACCGAGTTAATTACATCGCCTTGGTTGAGATTACTCGTGATATTTTGGACATTAATATAGTCAGTTGAGATAGCAAAATACCCGTTGGTGCTGATATCTGTATTACGACGAGAAGCGTTGGCGTAACCTATCGTCCCAGTTTTTGTTTCGTACATGGCTCCTAAGCATGACCCAGCGTAAGCATTGCAGAGAGTCAAAGCATCGTTAGGAGCAGCTGTACGAGCTAAAAATGTATAAGTGCCGCTATCTATGGTATCTACAGTAACTCCAGCGTCTCCGAGGATGCGAGTGATTCGGACGGATTCATTCTCGACTGGATAATTAACTGCCCCAGATTGAGTACGCGACATCAAAGACATCGGCGCTACAGCTGTAATGTTGAGAGTGGCGATAGTTGTTACACCAGTTGCAACATTCACGCCATTTGTAACCGAGGTCACATTACCTGTAAAAACAGTAATGTCAGCCGTATTAGCGGCATTGCGAACCTTAACTACTACAGGATCATTTATATCGATTGGAAAATTAGTATTATCAGTATTGACTAACTGGATGCTTGCATAGCCAGCTTTAGGTTCATCCCATACGCTAGTGCGCCCATAATCGATCGATACAGATCCGACGGCATTACCAATATAGGATGTGCCATCTATTGTGATTGTAGGATTAATTGTCCATGTCATACGATGTACTGCACATCCTTGGAGCCTGTTCCAAGCCCGTAATTGTTTCCTACTTGATTAGCTGAGTTTTCTAATACTTTCTTAATCTGATTAGCAACAGCCACGGGATCTAGTGCGCCATTTACGGTGATAGATAATGCTTGATTCCCACCACCTGAACCCCCAGCATTACCACCA